CGGAAGGCAACATGATCGAGTTTCGGCAGGAGTGCCTCATGCTGTGCGAGGACGAGGTTTCCCCGCTCGCAGCATTGGAGTGGGAGGAATCCGGGCACCCGACCGAAGGCCTTTGCATCGACTGGGACCAATACGCCGCGCTTGAGAACGTGGGAATGTTAAGGTTCTTCACGGCGCGCGACGGCTCAGCCTTGATTGGCTATATCGTGGTCATCGTGATGTCTCCGCTGACCACCAAGGGGAGCCTCGTCGCGGTTCTGGATTCGGTCTATGTGGCGAAGCCATATCGCGGGAAGACCGGGTATCAGCTGTTTCACTTCGTCGAGACGTGCATGAAGGAAGACGGCGTCTTCCGCGTTCTTGCCTCATCATCGGCAAAGAATCCCATAGGTGCGTTCCTTGAGCGCATGGGCTATTGTGAGGTGGAAACCAAGTTCGAGAAGGCCTTCTGATGGTCATCATCTCATCCATCGCATCGCTGGGCGCGACCGTCGCGACGACTCTCGGCTTCGGGACTGTGGGGATCGCGGCACAGCTTGCCATCGGGATCGGGACGCAGGTGGTCTTGGGCGCTGCCATGCGGGCGCTGGCACCTAAGCCTAAGCTGCCCAGCACCGAGCCAAGAGGCTACACTGTCAACCAGCGCGGTTCGGCTCTTGACCACCAGATCGTCTACGGACGCGCTCGCGTCGGTGGCGCTATCGTGTTCACCGGAACGACCGGCACGAACAACAAGTTCCTGCACCAGGTGATCGCCTACACCGGGCACGAGATCGAGGACTTCGACGAAATCTATATCAACGACGCACGGGTGACGGGGATTGATGGCAGCGGAAACGTGACGCAGATCACCCTCCCTGATGGCTCGACCAGTTCTCGTTACAACGGCTTTATCCGCATCAAAGAGCATCTCGGCGCGTCCGATCAGGCCGCCGATGCTGATCTGGTGGCCGAGGTCACGGATTGGACCGCGAACCATCGCCTGCGCGGCATCGCCTACCTGTATATCCGTTACACATTCGATGCGGATGTGTTCCCCAACGGCGTGCCGGAGGTCACAGTCACGGTGAAGGGGAAAAAGGTCTACGATCCGCGAACGGCAACAACGGCTTGGTCAGACAACCCTGCCCTGTGCCTGCGGGACTACCTGACGAGCGACTATGGCCTCGGCGAAGCCGCTGCGAACATCGACGACACCCTCGTGAGTGCCGCCGCGAATGTGTGCGATCAGACCGACACGATAGCGGGGACTGCCCGCTATACCTGCAACGGCAACTTCACCACAGGCCAGACGCCGGACGACATCATCGGCGATCTGCTCGCCAGCATGTCCGGCCTGCTCTGGTATGCGCAAGGCGAGTGGCGGATGAAGCCGGGATACTGGGTCGCTCCTACCGTTGAGTTCACGGAAGACGATCTTCGGTCGAACGTGTTCGTCAACACGCGGCACTCGAGACGGGACAACTTCAACACCATTCGAGGCACCTTCCGAGGCGACGAAACCGACTGGCAGTTGACAGATTATCCAGAGGTCACGAACGCGGCGTTCCTGTCGGCGGACAATGGCCAGGAGAGTGTCGCAGACATCGAGTTGCCATTCACCGACAACAGCATCGAGGCTCGGCGGATCGCGCGGATCATGCTGGAGCGGAACCGGCAGCAGCTCACAGTCGGCGCGTCCTTCGGACTTCGCGCATTCCAGGTTCAGGTCGGCGACGTGGTGCAGTTGAGCCTGACGCGGTTCGGCTGGTCTCAGAAGGAGTTCGAGGTCGTCAGCTGGACGTTCGGCTTGACTGACGGCCTTGATCTTCAGGTGCGGATGACCCTGCGCGAAATCAGTGAGAGCGTCTTCGACGAGATTGATGATGGTGTCGTTTACGAGCGCGACAACACCACTCTGCTTTCTCCGTTTGATGTTCCTGATGTAGGGGTGTCGGCAGAAGCAGACATTCAGATTTCAAACCAAAAGGTCTCAAATATCGCTGCGGTGACGGTCTCTTCTTCCAGAGCAGAGGCAGTGGATCATGTTGAACTTGAATACAAGAAATCAAGCGACTCTGACTATACCTCATTCGGTTCTGGTCAACTTGGAAAGTTCCTCATCCGAGACCTTGAGGTGGCAAACTATGATTTCAGGGCGCGAGCAGTAAACACGTTCGGCATCCGTGGTCAATTCACAGCTACTGAAAACGTGGAGATCAACGCTTTCGCTGGTGATCCGTCCGACGTTGGGGCGATGACAAAAGAACTCTCCGGTGGGACTCTGTTTTTGAACTGGCCTGCCGTCCCTGATGCCGATTTGAGCCACTATGAGATCAAGCATAACTCGAACACGACAGGGGCAACTTGGTCAAACTCGTCAACCATTGTCGAGAAAGTTGGTCGGCCCTCCACAAGTGCTACTGTTCCAGCCCGTTCTGGGACATTCCTTATTCGCGCCTACGACAAAGAGGGGAACTTCAGTCAAAATCCAACGTCTATCGTGGTTCTACCGTCTGAGCTTCCTCAGCTTGGGACATCTCAAGATTTGACTGAGTCTCCCACGTTCAGTGGGACCAAGACAAACCTCATCGTGTCTTCGGGCGAGCTTCTGATTGACGATACGTCGGCAGGCTCTCCAACAGGAGAGTATCTGTTCTCAAGCTATATCGACACCGGAACGGTGCGGAACGCGAAGGTCACGGGAGAGAGGACATTTTCCCGCGCTTATGACGGAGCGACCCTGCTTTGGGATGCAATTCCTCAGTTGATCGATACTTGGCCAGGCCTCTTTGATACATGGACGGATGAGACAACAGACTTTGGGGATGTTTCTGTTCTCGTTTATGTGTCGGCAACAGACGATGATCCCGCTGGGACTCCGACTTGGGGTGCGTATCAGTTGGCGAACGGGTCTTTCTATCAAGGCCGGGCTTTCCGCTTCAAGGCGGTCTTGTCCAGCGAAAACAGCAACTACACCCCGTCGGTTTCCGATTTGAAAGTGACGGTCGAATACTAATGGAGAACAGATATGAGCCAGAATGACTTCTCTATTGCCAACCAAACGGCATCAAGTTTCAGGTCCGATCTGAACAGTGCACTTCAGGCGCTTGCATCTCTTTCGTCTGGAGGAACTGCACCTTCAACGACATATGCCAATATGCTTTGGTATGACACCACGAACAACCTGCTCAAAATGCGAAATGAGGCGGATTCAGCGTGGATCACGATTGGAAATTTGAACCAGTCTACCAGCAAGTTCGAGGTGGACAATCTTCCGACGCTCACTCAAGCGACGTGGGAGGCCGGGACAAGCACCACAGAAGCTGTCGTCACTCCTGCTAAAATCAAGGCTGCGATTGACAGTCTCGGGGAAAAGGTCACGACAACCACGGTGAACACTGCCATCGCATCTTCCTCTGTCGGTGCGGTTGGAACCTATGCCTTTTTGGGGGACAACGGGACAGTCGTTGCTTATGGCGGGACTACGGCGGGAAGCAATCTTGATTACAGAGGGGTGACTGACAACCCTTTAGATACCAACACAGGGCAAGTTCCTAACAACAACATATCCCCCGCAGGGACTTGGAGGGCTATGGGTATTCTGGCTCCTTACGCCAACGAAGGCTACCAATCCGCAACTCTCTTTCTTAGGATCGCATAATGAAAATTCGGAACATCCGTTACAATAAGTATGGCACCATCGACTGCGAGATCGATCATCCGCAGTTCGGCTGGATTCCATTCACCGCAGACCCGAATGACGTCGAGCAGCACGGACGGGATATTTATGCCGCTGCTCTAGCCGCTGGACCGGCGCCTTATGACCCCCCGCAGGACGGTGCATCGTAGAATTGACGCGAGTTTTCGGGCACAATGCGGACAATCTAGCGCGCTTCTTGAAGGTCTTTGGCATGGAATCTGCTTTGAAGTTCTGGCCGGTTTTGATGGGCTTCATCGCCCTGATTGTCTGGCTGATCCGTCTTGAGGCGCGAGCAATGGACAATACCAAGGAGATTCGGCGGCTATGGAACCAGCGCCGCGAGGACTTGGAGGCGTCGAAACAGGCTCGTGACGACACGAACAGGATGCTGGCCGAGATTCGGGACGACATCAAAGCGCTGATTGCGAGGGTGGGCAAATGACCAGGACCATCAACGAAATCTTCGTCCACTGCTCCGCGACCCGACGGGACTGGATGGCGGACCAGAGCGCGGAAGCCAAGCGGAATGAAATCGACCGCTGGCACCGGCAGCGCGGCTGGAAGGGCTTCGGCTATCACTACCTGATCGACCGCGACGGCACCGTCATCGCTGGCAGGCCGGAGGAAGAGATCGGCGCGCATGTCTCCGGGCACAATGCGCACAGCATCGGCATCTGCCTCGTGGGCGGCCACGGATCGAACGAGAACGACACGTTCGCCGATCACTACACCAGCCTCCAAGAGGGATCGCTTTC